CACAGCCTGACGATATCAAGCTTGCAGTTGATACTGTCATTCGTGAAAACGTCCGCACTGAATTGACTCCTAGCGTAGGCATTCATCTTATGAAGTTCTGTGGTAAGTATGAACTTACTCGCATCAGCGACCAAAGTGAATCGTATGCAAAGTGGCTCAACTCTCCCTACAAAGGAGTTCTCAATGCCAATTGACCCTGTATATCTCTGTAAAGATTGCAAATTTAGCAAGATGAGCATAGCGAACAATATTTTTACGTTCGGTGGCCGAATAGGTGCTAAGGGATTTATGTACAAATGTGCTAAGTCTATCAAGCCGGCCCGTGATGTAATTGATCCGGTGACTGGCCCAGAGCGTATTAAAGCTGAAACTAGCTATTGCGATCTTGAGCGTAAGCACGGTGACTGCGGAGTTACTGCAAAGCACTGGACACCGAAGCATAAGAAAGACCTGTTTAAGGCACTAACAAAGGAATACAATGACTGAACTAGTCGCAAAACCAATCGTTAAGAACCAATTTTGGATCGTCACTGACGGTCATAAAAAGGTCGGGAACATTGAAGCAAACAACGCTGGATACGGGGTGCAGATTAACGGCACCTTCCTTCAGTTCAACAACGCAGAAGAACTTAAGAAACAAACACAAATTAAATTTGAGCGTTTTGACACTGCTAAGGTAAAACCCGCTATACCATATGCAGAATATCCTACTACTGCACGAGTATATAATTCAGTATATGACGTTACCCGAGGGCTTCATCTATTCACCAAAACTAAAAAAAGTAAATGCTTACATACTGCTGGATACTTTGTCGTTGATCAAAACGGAGTTAAATCCGTGCAGCTATGTCCTAAGTATATCTTCATACAACGGTATAAATATTTAGGACCCTTTAAAACCAAAGCAGAAGCAGAAAGCATGATAAATACATAGATCATGTTGCATATTAAGAAGTTTATGGACAAAATGTCCGTGGTAGAATCCAAAATGAACAAAGACATTGTTCTGTCCATTGTGGATGCTCGTGGGCTTAGGGATGACATTACTAGACTTTTAGCGGACTTACATGAATTATCAAGCAATAGTGACAAAAACGAGATAATTAATGTTCAGATTAAGGGTGGTTCATTCTAATGAGCAGAACTCAAGCTACCGTAATAGTAGAGTATGTAGATAAGAAGACATACAAGTGCGACCAAATCGTTGAGGCTGCGGGTATTTGGGCGGTGTTCTATGACGACCAGCCAATCAACTTGAAATCTTCGCATTACTTAGCTAATGATGTGGCTCCCAAATACAAGAAAACAAGCTTTTCAAATCCAGGTCATGCTAGAAATCTGTGCAGAAAGTTGAATGCGCAATTCAAGACTGATAAGTTTACTGTTGTGTTTATGAACAGCGGTAGAACGGTCTACCCCGATGACTTATCCCAAGACCAAAATTGAAATAGTAAAACTAATACTAAATGAAGCTAAGGATGATCCAGATTTTCCTTGGAAGGACATTGCACCAGATAAGTTAGTATTTGATTGGTTTGTTACAGGAAGAGTTGGTTCCGGATTACGGCTTACTGATGTTGGTATGGTTGCATTTGATAGAGCTAAGATAGCTTATTATGACTTCAATTTTATTCCTCCCAAGGGTACTACAGGGGGAAGTAATTGGGGGAAATATACACTAATGCTTGATAAAAAGGTTAAATGTCCTTATTACATCGGCGTTAAACTTCTTGACAATGGCAAGAAACAACCGTATATTAAACTTTATGATCATAGAATAGCGATGATGATGACACTATATGGAGACTTTCAAAGCTACCTAGATTCGGTTAAATAGTATTTGTTTTTGTTCGCACTTGCAGCATAAATAAAACGTAGCAACAGCTACATCACACACAGAGGAAAAAATTATGAAGAATATCACTATCGGCCTGCTTATGGCCCTCACACTATCAACCCCAGCACTCGCTTCTTGGAAGACTGAATTGTTCACCAAGCTTGATGCAGACACTAGCGGGGAAATCTCCCTTACTGAATTAACTGGCGCAGGATGCCGCACTCAGCCTAAGTTCTTTAGCTATGCTGATAAGGATCGCAGCAATGGTCTTAGCAAGTCTGAGTTTTTTGACAGCCGAGACCTTCTCGGTCGTTGCAACTAAGGAGACCATCAATGATTAAAGTTTTGATTGAAAATACCGCTGAGGCTATCCAAGCTTCAAAGAAGATTTTTGTAGATACTTTTGTAAAGCATGAAGGTCTAGCAAAAAATATGCATGATTTTGTAGATGCTCAAACCGAGTATACTAAGAAAGCAATTGAGGTTGGTTTTACTACTGCCAGCAATATGCATAAAACTGTTACTGATAAATCATTTTATACAGAAACCGCAAAGTCTATGCAGGAAGCTGCAAAGGCTATTTTTAACACACAGAAGAAGAAAGAAGAAAAGTAATAATGACAAATAAAGCACTATATGCGGCGCGGGCCGGATTCATCACCACGATTTCAGGGATGATGGTTCTAACCTACGCATTCATTACAACCATTTTATAAGGAAATATATTATGAGTGATAACAAGATTCCGGGACTTCCTGAGATTAAGTTCAATAAGAATGGATATGAAATCCGTTCTGATATTTTAGGTCTAGCAGAAAAGCTAGTCATTGAAGAATATAAAGCTAAACTGTTTGGCTGGGAAGTATCGCAAGCGAAGGATGACGATGGTAAGATTGTTACCAAAGTCTCTGTTCCGGAGTTTCCTGGTCTTGATAAGGTCCTTGAGACCGCTCAAAAGATGTATGATTTTGTAAATCAGAATCCAAAAAAGTAAAAAAAAACGGTTGACAAAAGGTCTCCTTGGTGCTATAGTCATAATATAGCTTCTAAGGAGATTTTTTATGGGTAACGAAGATTTTGTCAGCTATGTGCTTAGCTTCTATAACGGAGTTGATGGCATCTACAAAGACGTAGACGCTACTCAGGCCGAAGTCATTGATGCTACCCGTAAGCTTGAAAAAATGTATCGCAGTCACGGTGAAGAGCCTGTGTATGATAGCATTGACCGTGAGCGTGTTCGTGACTTTATCCTTGAGAGTCGCAAGTAATGCCAGATTAAATAGCTGATGACTACAAAAACTTGGTATTCTGGAATAGACAATTACAGAAAACACACCCTAACTTTTGGACAAGAGAGTAATACTTTTACGTTAGAATTACTTGACGTTGAGAGTAGAAACGTTAACACCATTCACGATGCATTTGAAATGCATTTGAGCGGTGCCAATTTACCTATAGAAGTCTTCTATAGCGGTGGTGCAGATAGTGAGTGTATTATTAAGGTATGTTTAGACAGAAATATACCTGTCAAAGCAATGACCCTAAGATTGCTGATGGGCGGCGCACCTATCAACGTAAGAGACTTATACTATGCTGAAAAATTTTGCAGGGAACATAATGTTCAGCATACTATAGTTGATTTGAACATTGATAAGTTTTACAACAATGGTGACCATATTCAATATATGGATTCCTACAAATTCAATAGGTTCCCCACTGCAACATTGTTGTGGTTGTTAGAGCAGTGTTCGTCGTTTCCGGTCATCGGCGGAGATTATGCCTGGCCTCAAAATAATATAGAAAGAAAAGTGTATAGCCCGCATCGGCACGATCATATGTGCTTTGATCAATATATGCGAGATAAAGGTATAACTGGTATAGGAAACATGATATCACATAGCATAGATTCTAATTTGATGTTCATCAATGAGCATCTTAAAACCCATTCTGACGATCCTTTTTATAAACACAATCTTTTTAATAATTTAGGACTTCCGTTAGAAAAACGTTTTAGAAGTTTTGGTTGGGAAACCATTTTTCAGGAAACAGCAGATACGCATCGCATGACAGTTGATTTGTGGGCTACTCACCAAAATTTAATAGACCGAAATAAGGTAACCCGTAACGTCATTAAGTGGAATAAAAAGTTTGCAGAAATCATCGGCGGTGTGCCCGGCGAAAATGATAGCCACGGTGTTGCTACTATCCGATATCAAGGTATAGAATTATAATATTTTACTAAAAGGTCATTTTTCGGTTGACATTAGTTACCCATTTTGCTATAGTGAATATATAGCAAGGAGATACTGATATGAACGGTTTTGAAAAAAATATCGCTGCGATTACTGGTCGCACTTCTTCAACCGAAGTTTATGAAATTTCTCAACAGATGTACGCATATGGACTTCGGTTCAGCGAACTCTCTGCTGCTTCTTTCAAGAAGTGGGCTAAACGTTGCGAACGTGAATTGGTCGCTGCTGAAATCCTCAATTAAGGAGATAGTAACATGTCGTTTCGTGACCGTGTAGCAGAGTATATCACTCTTGACAACGCCCTAGCATACAACAGCACCGTTGACAAGTGGTTGTGGGTTGTTGACAACATTCTTGACCCTGCTGATATCACTACAACTGAGGGCCGCGTGAATTGGATTGAAGACCAATTTGACGCACTGCTTGAGAAGGTTAACTAATATGCCTAACATTTATCAGTCCACTCTCGTCAACTTCGGCAACGATGTTTATATCGGCGACTCCCTTCATGATGCTATGGAAGCAGTCAAGAAGGCTTGTCTTGAAGCTGTAGTGCTGCTTGACGGCGCCCTCGTTGCTTGGTTCTCTCCTATCTCTGGTTGGAAGTTTTACTAATGCCTAAGATTAAAGCATATAAAGGTAATGGTGTACTCATCCCGATTGAGGACGCTAAGGTTGCTACTGCCTTTAAGTGCCCGTGGACCGATAGGATTTTCTCCACTAAGAAGTCTTATGTGACTCACCTTAAGGTTCTGCGTGAAGATCGCATTCACCGTGCTATCCGCGCTCGTATCCAGCGTAAGGTCTTTGAGGAGCTGACTAATCAGGATAGCTTTGAAAAGATTATTGAGTGGATTGAAACTCATCCTGAGTTTTTCTTTGACCGTATCGTTCACAATGGTCGTGTTGGCTGGCGTGATCGCCGTGAGCATCTTCGTGACAAGTTTTGGATCAAGATGACCTATCTTGATGTTAGCTGGTCTGACTCCGTAAGCAACAGTCACAGTTGCCCGCGCGGCGGCGTTTCTAATTGGGGCCGAGACAAAGATAAGCCTACCGGATATCCGGGTTGGGGCGGACGTATTGAGTTTCAGCTTAGTCATGACCTTGGGTTCGGTAGTGATATTTTCCGCAACATCGGCATCCATACTGGTTCTGGTGGCGGCACTAGCGATAATCGTTATGGCTATGATGTTAAGTTTTTCGCAGGTGATTGGCCCGGACTTGAAAAGAACCGAGTCTTTGAAATCCTCAAGAACGAGAGACCCGCAAGCTTCCGTTACGGTGAGCCTCGTTATTTTCGCTATTAAGTAGTAAGGTTGTATTGATGTTTGACATATTATGGCAAATGACTAGTCGGGATACCGACGATATATTTGGTATTTTGCGGGATGACGAAACCTTTTTATCTACGGTATTACTACCCGCGCTGGACGGTACAATTTATGAAAGCTGCATCTTTCGTAAAGATGGAAGCGAGGTTTTAGCCCGGTATGATACCGAAGAGGCAGCAATAGCAGGTCATAACGAATTATCAAAAAAATATAACCTAAGGTGATTTTTTGGTTGACTCTTACCCAAAACTAGTGTAGTGTTAATTATAAGCTGAGAAAACGGAGATACAATATGTTGGTCAAGGTTGTTCATTTTGATGCTACTACGAATGCAATGGACACTGTTGCTCTCGTGAATGTCCCCAAACACCAGCTGGGCTTTAAAGAAGCGGATCTAGATGCGTGTGAATATGCTTTTACTCGCACACAGAACATTTTTGGTTCGTGGAGCATGGGCCCAACTTTCGAAGATGGTGAGCATAACGAAGATTTCAGCGAGAATGTTGAAGTTCTTATGCCGCTCGTGACAGTCGGTGGCCGCAAGTACGGTCATCGTAGTTCAATGATTGGTGACCTCTTTGTTATAAACGGTAACATCTATGTATGTGACACGGTTGGGTTCAAGCTTTATGAAAAAGAATTTGCATAAAGGTCATTTTTCGGTTGACTTACCCATAATATGGGTATATAGTTAATTATAAGCTGAGAAAACGGAGATACAAAATGGCATATGTTTCACAAGAAATGAAGTCTGAACTCGCCCCCGTAATCAAGACCATTCTCAAGAAGTATGGTCTTAAGGGTTCGCTCTCTGTTCGGAATCATTCTACCCTCGCTCTCACTATCAAGTCAGGTAAGATTGACTTTGATGCTAGTAGCGTAACTGGTTCGCATTATAATCAGGTCAATGTCTATCACACTGATTCACATTACACCGGAAAAGCTAAAAAGTTTTTCGCAGAAGTCATTGCTGCGATGAAGGGTCCGAAGTTCTTTGATCATTCGGATGCTATGACTGACTATTTTCATTGCAGTCATTACATTGACATTAATTTGGGCAAGTGGAACAAGCCCTATGTTTTGGAGAAGTAAATGTTTGAGCGTCTAATGTTTTGGGTGTACAAGCAGACTCCCGCATATTGGGAGATTGTTGGATTTGTCGCATTGATTGCCTTTATTGGCATTCTAGCAGGAGTAAATTAATATGCGTACTTTTTGGGTTTATATTAAGAATTCGTCTGGAATGCCCATGCGGGTAGAACTACGAGCAGAAAACAACTTTCGGGCTATTGAACTCGCAAAGGCACTTTACGGGCCTTCGCTCATGTCCGAAGGTGCAAATTTAGTAAACTAATGTATTTTGGGTACCCAAAGTTGTTGACTTTGGGTACCTTTTGTGTTAACTATAATAATGTACAATTTTGTGCGATAAGGAAGATATTATGAATTTTAGAATTACTGGAAACACGTTCACTGTCGTTGGTATTACTGACCACGGTGGCAATGTTAAAGTTCGTTTCACTGATGACATGGTTCGTCGTGTGAAGCAGTTTGCTAAGGGCGGCGCAAGTCGTATTGACTTTGTTGAGTTGCCTAATCCTATGACTAAGATTGAAGCACTCAAGTATATGTTGACTTGTAAGGAGTTCTCATCAGAGGACGATCAAGCAACGATTCAAGATACGCTTGAGGACAAAGAACGTGAAGCCCGCAAGGGTTCAGGTACAGTCAAGGTGAAGGGTACGGTTTCACTTGACGCAATTAAGAACCGACCGCGCAAGGATGTGACGGTTGCAGATATTTTGGAGACGATTAATGGCTAAGGGTATTTCAAAGGTCAGCGATAAGCTGTCTAAGGTTGGCGAGTGTGTCAGCGTTTATTTTTATGACAACGCATATATGGTTGAAGTTTCAGGCAAGAATGCAGAAGATGATTGGGCTACTGCAAAGTTGGTATGCCGAGATTTGACTGAGGTTCAGACCTTGCTTGAAGAAGTAGATTCACTTCCGAAAGAATAATTAGAAAGCCCCCTTTCGGGGGCTTTCTTATTACCAGCTAGTTGTTCCTGAGAACTTAGCCCAAGTGTTTGTAGTTACGCAAACATAGAGATTGCCACCACTATCATATGCAGCTTGTCCTGCTGTTCCTGCACTTGTGTTTGCTACAGGAGCAGTAGTCCATTGTACTAGATTGCTCAATGCGGCTGAACCATTAGCAAAGTTGATTGCTACTGTGTTACCAGGAAGTGTCAGATTACCCGTGCTATCAAAGTTCCAGTAGTTTACTGTAGTTGCGTTATTACCTACAGCAATCGTTACATTGCTAACACCGTTAGCAAATGGGGTATTCATTCCTATTAATGCAATACTATCGGGTGCGCTTTGATTTGCTGCCCAACCCATTATTATAG